GCTTCTTTCCTAGTAATAGGATAATTTTTAGGTATTAGATATACACCTTTATATTCTTCACCTTGTCTAAATACGTGTACATATTCCCTATCCCATGCTGGTACTGTGTAATCAAAATTAAAATTTTCTAAAATTTTAACATTGTCTTCAATTAACCAAAACATATTAGTAGATGATTTTTTTTTAGCACTAAGATATGATTCATAATTTCCATAAAAATTATTAACTATTTTTAATAGAGGAAATTGATCTTTTAAATATAATTGATTATTTAACGTGTTATTATTAAAAATCGTGATAATATCATACATTAAAAACACTCAATATTTGGAAACATAGTAATTGTCTTATAGATAATTTTATTATCTTGAGATGATATATAATAGATCATATCTACGATAGATTGCGGATTTATAGCATCTGATACATTACCCAATGGATATGGGTTATTATCATTCCATAATGTAGTATTAATTCCGCCCGGATGTATACTCGTTACAGAGATTCCTCTTAGATTTAACTCTTTTCCAAGTATATTAGCAAATGAAGTTAATCCGTGTTTACTAGCGGAGTATATAGATTGATTTTCAATATCATTTAACCCAGCTACTGAGTTAACAAATATTATCTTTCCTCCTTTTACCATTTTAGTTAAAGAGCATTTTGTTACATATATAGATCCTTTTAAGTTAGTATCTAATATAGAATCAATTATATCAATATCAGTTTTTTCAAATTGTTCTAACTTAAAGATAGCTGCATTATTAATTACAACATCAATATGGGTGATCTCTGTTAAAGAGTTAGATAAACTTTCATAATCAGTGATATCGAGATTATAATGTTTATATCTATCAGAAAATATGGGTGCCTTGGAACGAGATATTCCTATCACTAGCCATCCCTGAGATAAAAAATAATTAGCAAGTTCTAACCCTAATCCTCTACTTGTTCCTGTGATTAATACAACTTTAAACAATAAGATCTCCTAAGTATGTTTAATTATAACATCTTTTTTCCAAAGATTCAAGATATGAGCATAATCTATGTCATCATTTAAAGTAAAAGTATTGATATCAAGTTCTAAATACTTTTTAGGATCTATGTAAAAAGATTCACCATTAGATATTATAGAAATATTTGTGTTTTTAAAAAGGATTGCCCATATGCTATGGCTGCTACACCAAAGATATTGATCATTTGTACAAGATATGTCTTGATTATTATAGGAAAGGGTTTTAATAGTTTTTATTAAATTACTTTCTAATTTTTTAATTGGTGTAAAATATTTTAACCAATATTTTGAAGTTCCATATATTACATCTCCAGAAATTTCAAAAGTTCCTCGATATATATTACATGATTTAGTATAAAATATACTAGATTCTTTTCCTTCTTTTAGTAATGTTTCAATCGTATGTGGATAGAGCATGGTATCCCACCTAGAACGTATTATATAATCATATTCTTTTAATTCTTCTTTCCATTTATCTAGTGCTAAAAAAAATCCATATATCTGTCCAACAAATCTATAGAAGTGCTCTTTAGGCATTTTAATTTTTTTAAAATTTACTATATTATCATATAATTGTTTTACAACAATTTCTTGATCTACGTGTACTGAATGATTGCCTAAATTTAAAATTATATCGTTAGTGCTATTTAGATTTTTATGTAAATTAATTGATTTTGATTCGCTTAAATTAGTCCATGTATAAGAAAAAAAATCATATTTAATCTTTAATGTGTCTAATATTTCTCTATTTATTTTATAACCATAAGGAACCATGCGTTGATGTCCTGACATAATAATAGCTACTTTAGAATCGTGCATTTAATTCTTTCATTTTTAAAATAGCTAACAATAATTCAGGATCGGTTAAATTATTAGTTATATTACAACTACCTATAGCCGTTGGTAAAGGAAGAAAAATATTTCCATTCCTATGTTTTTTAGTATCCGATAATGCAATGTTTAATAGGTCAATATCAAAAAAATCTGTATGATATGTAGGAAGAGTATAAGATTGTATTAACTTAAATATCCTAATCAATACATCTTCACAAATCATATTTTTAATAAAAGCTATACATGAACTTAATAAACAATCTAAAATAACTGCTTCGCCATGTAGTAAATCATCTACATTTTTCATTTCAATAATAGGAGAAAAACTATGTCCAAAATCAACAGGACGTTCTAAATTTGTTTCCCAAAGATTTGATGTCAATTGTGATAACATTCCACCAATAGCAATATTAATAGTTTGATTTGCAATGTTTCCCTGGAATCGCTGTTCCATAAGTTCTTTTACATTTTTTTCTAATAGAAGAAATAATTCTTGATCAGTAACAATAGATAATTTAATCATTTCAGCTACTCCGTTTGATATCTGCCTATCATCTTGAGTTTTTATAAATTGATTGTCAATTATAGAATATAATGGTGGATAAAAACTACCAAATCTATTTCTCCTGTTAAAATGATTAATACTGGTTTTAATTCCAATACTAGCATCGATTAGTGATAATAAGGTAGTTGGTATACGTATGTAAGGTATACCTCTCCTATAAATGCTACAACAAAATCCAACTATATCTAATAAAACTCCTCCGCCAATTGCTATAATTGGCTCAGAACGTCGCAATACATCATTCTTTTCAAAAAAATCTAATATCGATTCAGCTGTTTTCCAATCTTTAGTCGATTCTAAACATTCAATAGTTAATATCTTAGTATTTTTATCTATAATTATTTTATCACAATATAAATTATAAAAATTTAGATCTATTACAATTAATTTTCTATCAATATCTATTTTGTTAAAAGATAGAGCATCTTGAGACCGAAATATCTCAAAAGAAATAGGTAATGATTGAGTTACTTTCCAATTCATATTAATTTATTAACCAAGTAACAAGCGTGAACATAAAAGAATTTAGCAGAATCAAAATCACCAGCATAACATTTGAACGGCAACATTCTAAAAAATTGTGTTGCTTCAAAAAGTTTAACTAATTTTAATTTTTCTTCTCCATATTTTTCTAATATAGATTTATTAAACATATCATTAAATATAATTAATAATTCTGGTATTTTTACTAATGATGACACTGAGTTATTTAGGATATTCTTATGAGAATCATTTATTAATCCATAATAACTATTACTACATTGTAATATTTGAGAATAATCCATAAATTTTGAATCTATTATACCTTCTTCATAAAGATCTATAAACGTTATTTTATTGGTGATAGGCGAATATAATATGTTTTCTAAAGTAGGATTACCGTGTACATAACTTTCTTGATCTATCTTTACATGAAATAATTCATTAAATTTTGATTTTATATTTTTTATTCCATTAACAATTTCATTATTATAATGATATTCATCAATATGATAGAAGTTAGAAAATTCTAAAAATTTTAAAGAATCATTTATTTTTTGTTCAACTTCTTCTAAAAAATATAATTGTAATGAATTAGTATTACATGTATAATCCAAAAAATGTAGTTGATCAAAAGAATTCCACAGAGCATCATGGATTTTAACTACTTCTTCTTGAGATAATTTTTTTTCTTTAAACAGAGTTTTAATATCCTTAGCTTCAATATATTCTATATCAAAATATGCAACGTTGTTAGATACTCCAACATCTAATAATTCAGGTACCATTCCTGGAAATAATTTATTATATCTCTGAATTTTTTTTAACTGAGAATACCATCTTACATATCCGTACTCTCTATCAGATTTAGTACTAATAGTTTTTCTAACAAACCATCTACTGCTATTTTTATGAAGACAAGTAGAATTTAAAGATCCACCTTTTAACGTAATAATCTCATCCATCGATTGCCTTCCTTAAAGATTTAACTGCTGACGAAATTCCATCAGGATCGCTATGAACTGCGCCGCCGACATTTGCAAGATAATTTATACCAAATCTAGCAGTAACTTTAGGAATTAAATCAGAATTCATTCCGCAGCTAAGTGCAGGAATAACATTATATGAAGTTAAAGTATCCATTATGTTCTTTAATGCATCAGGATCATCACTAAGATAACCTCCCCACATTCCTGCGTGTATTGTATCAATGCCGCTTATAGCTGCTAACTTACATAATACTAACCAATCAATACCAAAAGGATTTTTTACGTTAGTAATGACTTTATCACCACTTTTTTGATAATGGAAAACTAGATTATAATCTTGTCTCCGTACAGCACTGTAAGTTCCAAATCCACTCCATATGTTTAAATGTATACCATTAATACCTAATTCTGAAACTTTTTTTGCTTTTTCTAAAACTCTGTCAGCATCGGCATTAATACATGCAAGATAAATTATATCTTTATCTGTAATTAAATCTGAAATATATTTTAATCGATCATCTAATTGACAAAATACAGGGCTTCCTAAAATTTCATCTTCTTTTATAATATTAGCTCCGCCAATTATCATTTCTTTAACCATTTTAGATACATCTTTTGGAGAAAGTCCTGTTTTAGGTTTTAATATACATCCTAACAAAGGTCTATCATAAATTTTTGTTATCTTTCTAATCCCATCTAACCCAAATTTAGGAGATAAAATTGGAATATTTGAAAGATCAATATCTGTTATACGACAGCGTTTAATGTGATCAATATCCATCTGTCCACCTTGTATCATACATAAAAGTTGGCTTATCCCGTCTTGATACCAATCGATATTAGATAAAGGATATGAGATAGATACTATCCCATGTGTTTTTTTCACTAAATCTTTCTTATCTCCAATTATTTTTGCACAATGATTTTCAATTAATTCAGGAGTTTCAAATTCATTACGTATAGAAGGATTTCCAATACTTTGGCCTATAGAGATAGCCTCAGCTGCTTCTGCTAAGTTTTTTAGACTAGTAACTTCATATTTTACAGTGATAGAATCTTTCGGGATATTACTTCTATAAATCTCCATTTATTACCTCAATATTATATTTGTCTGTTGGGTCACTTCTATCTCTAACTACCACTAATTTAACATCCGTAATAAATTCTACCTGGCTAAGTTCATAAGGATAGAGAACAAATATATCACCAGAAACAAATTCTTTTCCGTTAATTTTAAGAATTCCTTCAACAATTAGATTGATTTCAATAGATAATTTATGATAATGATCTTGATGATATTCTCCTGCAGAATGCTGATGAAATCCTACTTCGAAATTTGCTTTTAATAAGCTAGGTTCAAAGTTTCCAACGAACCATCCTTTGATAAAATTTTCAATTCTATCTATCTTCATAGATCTGACCTAAAATTCATTTTAAAATTTGCTAAATCTTCAGGAGTACCTACCGGCCAAAAGTCGGTATTATTAATATGATATTTTTTAATTTTCAATCCTCTTGAAATACTAATATTATAGACAGGTGCTACATAATATTCACCATTTTCTTTTATATCATTGTTTATTAATGTTTCGACATCAATAAAAAAATCTTTAGTTTTTGCCCAGTGATATAATCCAATAGTCGCGTCATTACTTATAACTTGCTTCTCTCTTACTTCAATAATATTATCATCTTCATCAGTCCTAACATAACTACACTTTTCACTAGTTTCTTTATATACCGGTATATATGACAAATCCGGATTCTGTTCTAATTGATTTAAAAAATCCTTAGAATCCCAATCTAAATATTGGTCACAATTAACTGATAAAAATGGAGAATCAATATCATTTATATATTTTTTAGATAATAGGAGAGTTTCGGCAGCACCTCTTGTATTAGTTTCGCAAGGTATAATTTCGTTACCTATTGCTAATAACATTTTTTCTAAATAACTATATTTTTGTAAATGTTCTGTTTTTACAATAAAATATATCTTTCCTGGAATCTTTAATGTATTTACAGCATGGTAAATCATCGGAGCACCGTTAAAAGAAATGAGATACTTAGGAATATTATATCCTACATCTATAAATCTTTTTCCATTGCCGCACATGGCAAAAACAATATTCATAACTCTATCTTCCTTGATATTTCATCTGCCCATAATTTATGGGTTTCAATTGTAGGATGTCCATATTGAAATCTACTATGATCATTGTCTTCTATATATTGTTTCCAAGAAGTAGGGTATAAATTTATTAATCCTTGATTAAATTCTCTATTTGATATATAGTTTAATTTATCCACAGGTGTTCCAAATGCAATAAAATCATAATATTTTATTCCTAATCCTGCACATAAATTCCTAAGAATTAACATATAACGAATTTGCTGTATTTGAAGAGATTTTTCATCATAAATTTTATAAAAAATTTGTTGGAAATTTTTTAAATTGTGCGACTGACTATTTTTTCCTATAATGCTATGTGCTGTTATATGATGAAAATTGTTATCTATACATATTTCAGTTCGTTCAGGTATCGTCCACCCTACTATAACTATTAAATTTTTTGGAGATTTTCCTTTTCCAATCCAATTTAAAATAAAGTTATTAGTTTTTCTAAATATATAATCATTACTTGCGGCGCCTGCTCCTTCGTTAATACATAAAGATAAATTTAGTTTTTCCATAGTAAACCAAGGCCATGTATGATAATACCACTCAGTAGTGCAAGGCAATTTTCTAGGAATTTCCTGGCCAGCAGTCCAACTATCGCCACAAGCATATAATAATTTCATATTAAATTATATCTTTCTATATGTTTTATTATATTTTCACCTACTAATCTATTTCCTATTTCATTACAATGCCCACTGCCTCTAGTGTCTGGATATTGATTCGTATATATTCCCCAACTATGTTCTAGATTATTTTCTGGAGATATCACTTTAGGATGCCGATGTCCCATTAGTACATGTGGAATATTATGATATTTTAATAAAAGATGCATATGTACAAACAAGGAATCATCATATGTTTTTTTAATACCTGTATCAAATAATTCCAAGAAATACTTTTTTATTGCCTCAAATTTATTTGAGTTTACTTTTAAAAATAACTGTTTAATTCCCGGAGATTTTCCGTTTTGATAATACTCTATATTTGATATAGTTTCAGTTATTAATCTAGGATTAGATGATGTATTAAATTCTAATGGTCTGCATACATCAGGACCAGTTTCTGGTGCATAAGGAACATATGAAAGATATTCTACATCTGAAAGATCCGGACGACGGTATTTAAACCCATCATCTAATGGAAAAATTATCCTTTCATGATAAGTTGTTGTAATTAATACAAGAGGCTTATATGCAGGATCAGATTTTGTTTGTTCAATTATTTTTTCTACTTGTAAAAAAATAGTCATATTACAACATCCAGAACGTGCATATATACGTTGAGGTAAATCAAAATATTTAGATACTACTCCACTGAAATTGTCCTCAAAAGACGTTTTGTCAGGTAACCCTGCACCTACTCCAAAACTATCTCCACAAACTGCTATATGTGTTACCATAGATTATTATCCTTACAATATTCATAAACATGTTCGGCCCACCATGTGTGCCCAAGTTCCGAGGGATGCATTTTTAAAAAAGCATCCGTCTTATTAACCGTTTGATCCTTATTAACTAAAAAATTATGGAAACTTTGTATCTCATCTTCTTTATGCATAAATTTTATAGGATCAATCATATCCCAAACAAATCTATCCGGTTGACTTTTATAATGCCGAGTATAAGGGTTGTCTAACCAATTTTTTAGATGCAAATCCTTATATTGATAAAATGCTTGGAAAAATAGATATTTAATATTGTATTGTTTAAAAACAGTTTGTAAATAAAACAATTGATTAACATATCTATGAGTATATTCTTCTGAATTATAAAAATTTTCTATATATGCTTCCGAAAATCGAGCAATATTTCTTTGGGGGTATTTATGAGACCACATTGGCCATAAAGTAAACCACCAATTCCCATCATGGGATTTATAGTAAAAATCTTTACGTTCAGGACTAGTTAATCCTACAATTACAAATAATTCATCAGTGGATTTATTATCTTTAAGATAATATTCAGTTAACCATCCCATAATGTGCCTAACACTTCTATCATTACTCGCTGCTGGATAACTAAGATTTACTACTTCTTGTACACCTAACATATTTCCTAATTTAGTAGGCCATATCCGAGGTAATCGATATTCATCATTTGGTTTATCCCAATCATTGATATCATCAGATAGTATTGGATCACGTATTTCGCTACCGTAGGTCCAACTATCGCCGATCACTACTAGTTTTTTTATATTATTCAATTCGTTCATACCTTTCTCTTATTTTATCATAATCAGTAAACGGATCTAAATGCGAAACATCATCTCTCCAAGGAATTTCTCTAATACCTTGTACAAATCTTATCAAAGCAATATTATATTTTATACAAATATCATATATAAGTGTTCCTGGACTGTAATATGTATTTGTTGGATCAAATTTAAATCCACGTAGTATTAATGAGTTTTTCTTAAGTGCTACGTGTTTGTAATACATATAAACATTAGTGGCTATGTCCATAGATTGGCTATCTCCCCAAAAAATGATATCATTAATACCATGACGTTCTACATCGGTTGATGTTATTCCAAAATTTCCGCCAGGACAATAAATTGTTCGAGGCATTAAATTATTCAATATAAACATACTACTCGGATGAAACACTAAATCAAATCGAGTTCTAATTACTAAATCATATCGGAAATTATTTTCTATTTCGTATTTCTTTTTCAATTCGTTCGCCATCATTATGCTGTAAAGCATACTACCAAAAGATCCGTGCTCTGATTTTTCATAAGGAGATTCAATTATATAACTAGTTGGTAGATATAATTCATTTAATTTTTTAAGAGAATCTGTATTATGACCGACGTCCCATGTATGATAAAATATATCATAATCTTCCAATAAAGAAAAAAACTTTCTAAAAGATTCTATAGCAAGAATTCCAGTTCTTGTTAATCCACTTACACAGATTGCAACTCTACCAAATTTCATAACCACCCTCTGTCTTGCTATAAGAGTATGCTCGTGATTCTCTAAATATTTTTATATCCCAACTATTTGAAATTAAAGATATATTGCATTTCTTAAGGTAATGAAAAAACACACTTTCAGGAACTATGGAAGAATTAAACCACGATTTATTAATGTATTTTAAATTTAAATAATAATCAGATATAATATCATATGTAGTAGAATCTGCTATCCAACAAATATCTCCCATTCGACCTATTTTATTATGATTAGTCCATCCATAATGGAATCCATGCATAGTATCCGGAATTATATTATCATAATAAGTCGATACTTGAGTATTATAAAAGGAATCATATCGAGCGCGAACGACCAAATTATACATTAGATTATTTTCTATTTCATATTCTTTTTTTAATCTAGCAGATCGCATAATTCCATAAAATTGACTTAAGAACGGAGGATGTATTAATGCTTGTGATTCCGACATTGGAATAAAATTCTTTTCAGATTCTATTAAAAACTTCTTAGGCTTTAAAATATCTCTTATTTCATAAATTTCTTCTATCGGAACTAATGTAGATATTGGATTAGATTTTGATTCTATAGAATTTGGTAGATTATTAAAATCCCAAAAGTGACAAAAAACATCAATGTTATCACTTGATCCGTTATGTAATAATATATTATGCCAAGTATCTATACATTTTCTCCAAGTACGTAATTGACCACTAAAACATATTGCTATTTGATTAGATCCAGTTTTTAACATAATCTCCACATACTCCGTATAAATTATTCAAATCTATAGTTAATTCTTTTGTTAATACAACTGACACCGATAATAAACTGAGATTTTCTCCAGGATAAGTCCAGATATACCCTTTGCTTGTTAGTGTTCGTTTATCATTTTCATGCCAAAAGCAGTGTATTCCATTATTTAGTAAACAAGTTAATGCTTCTAAATTTTTAGCGTGACACCAAAGTTTTTCATTTTTTAAAAATTCTACATCAACAGGGTATTTTGGATAATCATGGCCTAACATAAATTGTCCGTCAACATGCCAAACGTCTATTTCACAATCAAAACCGGCTTCAATAGAATCTAAAATATATTCTATAGAATTTTCTTTTTCTAAATTTGGACCTATTAAGTTACCTCTATGAGAAATATATTTCATGTTTCTTTATACTTTTTGTAAAATTCTTCAAATTCAGGAAATGTTTCTAAAAAATTAGTTCCCCTGCGCCGATCGTGCTCGTCTACAAATTTAATAAAATCTTTCCTATTATTATTAGAGTACTCATTTTCTGGATTATTTTCAGCCATATTATAGATTCTTTTTAGTTTATCAGCTTCGTACTCTGAAAATCCTCTATTAGCACACCCAAACCAATTTTTATTTTCTAAATTTTGATATATGTAGGTTGTTTGATCATATATCATTTCTATCATCGCTGGATCCATTATGAAGATAGTTTGATGTGTAGGAAATTTTAGATAAGGAATGTCTAATAAAATAGGGTTATGTGTTTTATAACTTCCATACTTTCTTTTAATTTCTAATAAATCATTTAAAAATTTTGTATAAGAAGTTAGGCTTAATATATTATATGTACTCATTACCGTAAAACTTATATTCGGTATAGCATCAAAAACTTTATAAATGTTTGATAACCAAAGATCGTAATCCATACCAAATCGTATATATTCAGCTTGTCTTCCATGTGCTTCGGCGCTAGTAAAAATTTTAAATTTCTTAACTTTTTTTTCTTCAACTATAATTTTAATTTTTTCAATAAACTTATCCATAAGTTCAACCGGAGGACACATGTTTGAATTAATTGAAAAATCTAAATTTGGATTAGGATTTTCAATTATATAATCTAATACTTTGAAGGTATTTTTATTTAAAAGTGGTTCTCCTCCAGTTATACGAAAATGCTCTACAGAATTGTAAATCTTTGGCCACCATTCCCAAAATGCATCTACATAAGGATTATATTGATTATTTGGAATTGGTAACATATCTTGAGATTTAATCCATCCTAAATTATTAAAAGACGAGGAAGTTGGATATGCTCCAAATTGCTGAATTTCTTCCATCCATTTAGAACTAATATGAGGGGCACAATAACTACATTTAAAATTACAAACATTTCCAAAACTAACCTCAACATAACTAGGTGCAACATCATCATCCCAAGGTTTCTTTATTATATCAGAAATATAGGGAGCAGCCCACTTATCAGCGGATTTAAAAACTCTATCACTTAATGAATTACTTGTATCTTCTACTTTCCAACAATAATCACATTCAGATGGCCGTTTATTATCTAGCATCATCTTTCTTTGTTCTTTCTTATAAGAAGTATTGTGTAATGCACCTGGATTATTAAGTAATTCTTCTACTGGAACCTTATGGGTGCGAGGATGATGACAGCTATGAGTATGCCCGTTTTGTAAGTGTATAGTAACTTGCTTCCATTTGGCTGCACAAAAAGAATTACTAACTGTATCTAAATTTTCTTTCTTCCATTGTATTAAATTATTTTCTGTTGTCACATTATTATCCCTTTTATCTTCCAATTATCCTAGGAGTATTCTGATATACCGATTTAAAAAATTGTGAAGAGTTTGCATCCATTTCAGCTATCTCTAAATTTAAATTCTGTCTTAGATTATTTCCAATACCTTCTAATTCATCTTCAACATCAATATGTTCAACATGAGTCTTCCAATAATCTGTTAAATATTCGAAATCTCTAACCTGTGTATAATCCCAATCAGTACAGGCAGTAAGATAGCATCCCAATCGGGCTCCATACATTGCCCAATATCCATTCTTTACATCAGCACCAACATTGCACCATATTAATAGCCTATGATAATTCTGCCACCAGACTCGCTTAATATCAACTGCTTTAGCGCCTCGATCAAGACTCATCTTAACACCTTCACGGAACCCTGCACGCCAGGCCTGGAAAGTACTTCCATTAATATAACTAGTAGAATAACATTCATTCATCTGATAATATCTAGGATCAAAACAAAATTCAACTACACTTTCCGTATCATTAGGATCCGAATTTTCATGCGTCTTCATATTAAGGACAAAATCTTTAGTCCAGCATTTGAGACCACCATTACCATATATAAGACCATTTATAGCATTCTTACCGCACCATGAAAATACGTAATCGTTATTCTCATCTGTTAGTTCGATGTTCTGTGCAAAAAATTTAGAATCAATTATATTATCAGCATCAACTGTGATAAATCTGTCAGTTTCACTTAGATTAGCAGCAGCCTTGTGTGCGCTGTCGCTGCCCTTAACACCATGTATACGTTTAGCCCATGGCAATATCTTTACTAATTCTGAATAATTCTTATCAGCATTAGGTTCATCGTAGCTAATGAATATAGTATCAATATCATGTAGTATTAGTTTAGTCATTCAATCACCAAATGTAAGTAAGTAGAAAAATACTTTTTAGAGAAAATATTACAAGAAGTACCTTCATACTCATCGTAAGGTATAGTATAATAATGATATTGTAACAGTTTAGATAACGGGATGTCAAGAGTTGTAAAAAGTATATTTGGATCGTTTTCTTCTGTTATATAAAATGTAAAATCCTGTTTAGAACGTAAACTATCCTTATATTGATCTTTCATCATTCCAGAAAGTCTTATCCTAAACTCTTTCTTAATATTGTCTTGCTCAATTAATAAATCAAATTGATAAGTTATTTGAGATATTTTTGTAACAGAATCAGCTAGTGATTTAGGAATCTGATAGATATTATCATCAATTTTTGATATACTTTCAGATAACCTATCTCGTTTAATTAGTTTAAAAATTCCATCTCTTTCTAATATAGAATAATCATCTAAGCATATATCATTTTCAATTTCTTCTTGTGTAGCTGTGATATATGGAAGATCGTCATCTCCGTCTAAATATGGTCTAAGATTTTTAATATTTCCATCTAACGGATCATAATGGAAATAAAAAATAACTAACGGAGGTGGTAATAATAATTTTCTTAACAATTCCAGTGCATCATCACTTTGATCCATTTATCATCTCCTTATAAAGATCTTCATAAACATATTCTATATGATCATTTAGGAATTTTTTTTCTGTGTAATGGAATATTCCTGTTTGTTGATAATTGCTTATCTTTAATAAACCTTGTCTATTTAAATAAACTCCGCCATAATCCATCCAATCATCTGTAACTGTAATCCAGTTCTGTACTCGACTCTTCATATGAACAAAAGTTGGATATCCTAAGGTTGTCTTTATTTGATCTTCTATTCCTAAGATCCTTACTGCTAATGCAAATACAATATCCATGCTAAGGTGTGTTGGTTTAAAGTTTATTAGATATCTATCATAAAAAACTTTCCAATTTTTAGCTATGATTTCAACTAATGTCCAAAATTCTTCAGCAAGTTGCGATTTCTTAAAATACGTAAAAGCACTGTAAGTATTTGGAAGATTATTATCAACAAATGCTCTTCGATAATAACTGTTAGTTACTATTTCATTTCGATACGTTAGTACATCGGAAGTAATAAAAAGATCAAAATTCTTATTAAGATATACCCACCAATTATCAATATTTGTTAAAAATAACATATCAGCATCAAGCAATACAGTCTCATCATAAGGTGTCACATGATAAATCTTCCAACGATTTTCAATCTTCCATTCAGAATCTAGTGCATCATCGTACCAAGGTATTTCTATAATATGATCAAAAACTGTTCGATAATGTTCCGGAACAGCATCAACTACGTCTGTTATAAGACTAACTGATGTAACTTCTTTCTGAGATATCTTTATACTTAAAGCTAAAACATATGCCATCTTTACATAATCATCAGAATCGTTATTTTGTGCTAGTATTAAATAGCCTTTAGTTGACATTTAATGCCTCCAGCAAATTTGGAATGTTCCTATTGAGGCTAAATTTATTCATTATATGAACATTTTGATTGCCTATTTTAGTTAATGTATATTCACCTAAAATATTCTCTTTTTCTAATAAAAATATGAGATTACCAGTTGCATCAACTTGCTGTAGAACATCACTATCAATCGTATAGTATAAGTTAGCAGGTAAACTTTGGGGATACGTCTTGTTATTGAATCCATTCATTATATGAATCGCAATGCTAAAAACAAAATCATTCCTCATGAGAGGGGGGGCAATTTGATAGATAAATCTATAATATTCGTAATTCTCACAAACATGTTGACAGAGATCAAAGAAAGTTTTAGTCCACTCTGTTTTTTCAAAATAAAAAATAGTGGCCCAATAAAAATCTATTGTATATTCACTTACTCTATTAAATTCTATCCTATTCCTATTATATAATATATCTATGTGTTTAGAATCAATCATAAAATCAGTATTAGAATTCCATATATTTTTTAATCTATCATTTCGTATTAAAACATCCGTGTCAATCACTAAGGTCTTATCGTACGGACTAAAGTCATATGATTTAATACGAAATCCGTTATTAAAATTTGCTTTCTTATAATCAATACTTCCGTCATGAAATCTCCTAAGTTGTATATGCGCTGGAGATAAATCGTCAGTTAATATAATCTTATCAAATATATTCTTAAAACCAGGATCACTTTTGTCTAACCATTTAACTGTACCAGAATCAGTTACTAGACTTACAGGAACTTTCAGATATTTTTCCACATGCCTAGCCGAAAGATATGCCATCATTCCGTAATCAATTTCTTGATTATTATGAGCAAACATTAAAACACCGTTTGTCATTTATATTCCAATCATAGTCAATACTGAACGATTCTTTTTTAATTCAATATATTTGTGATAATATTCGTTGCTTTTCTCTGTATAGATATCAAACACAGCCGAACGGAAATCTTCAACAGATGATATCATATAGGGATTTTCAAAGTCATCAATAATTACCACGTCTTCAACATACTCCATCTGTATCAAAGATGTTAAAAAATTTATAAGTTCTTTATTGATAGTAAACTGATGGCCATTCTCGTGATAAAGACAGCTTTCTCTATATTCTTGTTTAATTAATTCTTTTTGCGTGTTAAATGTAACCATTCGATTGGCTACATCAAGAGCAGATTTTAATCTGTCATCCATAAGGAATCTCCAATAATAAAGTAATTATACATTATTATTGGAGATATATCAAGTTTTGATTAACCCGTTGATAACGCAGTTGTAGTGGTAAAGTCGCCAGCAACTGGTCTACTTATAGTAAGATAAGTAGCACCTGCTTTTCTAAGACCTATTGAGCTAGTAAGTGTACCATTGATCTGATCTGGATTAAGTTGGGGGCTAAATCTTGCTGTATATGCATCATCAAAGATAACACTAAATGTTAGAGTGCTGCTGCTTACACTAGCTGTTACTTGATAAAAGTTGCTAGTATATATACTCTGTCCGCCAGTAGTTGATCCGTATGCTCTAAAGATTGTTTGTGCTGAAGATGTAAGAGATCCATAGGCTATAGAATATGCTGTTCCACCTGTACCAGAATATGTAGCACCAGTAGCTCCATATGTAATAGTTCCCATAGTACTTAATAAGTTAAACCAGTTAGTTGTTTGCGGATTACTAGTATATCCTGCAAGAGAAGCTCCAAATGTTATTGCCCCTCCTGAATTAAAAAAGAAACGTAAGTTATCATAAGATCCAAATGCTACATTAAAAATATGCTGTACTATACCATTTCCTGAACCCCAAGCAGTCGTTCTTACTGAAGTAAGTATACCATTAGTAGTTGTCATATCCGTATTTGAAAAACTAAGAGCATTAGTTTGTAACTCACCTGCTACTGTAGAAATTAAATTAACATCTTGTGCTCGGATAGTTGCTCCTGATGCTATATTAGTGCCTATAAGAGATTGCAAACTAGTATAATTAGCACTAGTAAATCCTTGGTGATTAGCTATTTTCTGCATATCAGCATACAAAGCAGCCCATTGAAAATCACTTGTTTGATAAGATATTAAGCTTCCAGAAGTTACCGAAGGTGTTGTTGTATCTCCACGTGATGTTACTGTTTGTCCGTATCCTAATGTAGCTGATCCTGTTCCTAAAACATTAGAAACTACTGTTTGTATAGTAGTATAATCATTAACATTAATTATTGCATTTTGTGCGACCATCGTGTAATCATCCTATTAAATTAATTTATATCTTTACTTATGTTACTACTATCATAATAATACCAAAGTCAGAATCAAACTTATCTTCTAAGCTCTTTCCAATTATAGATGCTGCTAAAGGATTATTACTACGGCTTGCCATAGCACATCCAGATGTTGCCGATGATACTAATATATCACCTTTTTTAACTGGACCGATCACTTTACACGGAACTTTTCCTCTTAATGCTACTGCTAACCCTTCTGAATCAACATTCATTAGATAGGCTGGATTAGTTGAAATAACTCCTGCAACTCTTGTATCTTCTTCAATATTTGTAATAGTAATTTCTCTAATTCCACCAAATACAACAACTGTACCTGGATCATAAATTGCATCTGCATCATACTTTTCTGCTAAGTCAGCATACCTTGCTTGTGTAACTGTAGCAGTAATTATGTTAGCTGCAAAATTACCACTAGCATCTCTAGCAACAATAGTGTTTGGAGTATTTGTATCTTTTGCACTAACAAAATTTGTTCCTAAACTATTGAAATCATATAATAAGTTACTTGCGTTTGATGCAGTTCCGGTCATTGCTCCAACAAAACTATCGGCATGTATTGTTTTACCATATATATGGTTCCACTTAATAACTGCTGTACCTAAATTATAAGTTTCAGTAGCACCAGGAATTACGTCGTAATTAGAAAGTTTTAATGGTTCTCTTTCAGCTCCAACATTTGTTACCTTAAATGATAAGGTACTTGATACCATGTTTTTAATAGTACCTAAATTTGAATTTGTTTCGTCGATAAAGATTTTTATATCGTTAGCACTACCAATTGTAAGACCTGCATTTGGGAACGAAGCTTGAGTAGTAAATGAAGCACTATCGTTTAAGATATAGTCAGCAGCAGGCCTATTGTTTAATCTATCCGAATCACTTGCTGTTCCCCAAAATCTATAATCACTTGTAGTATGACCATTGGCACTATTAACTATAGTTATACCTTGATTTACGTAAGTAAATCCTGCTATAGGATTAGTAAGACTATCTAGTGTAAATGAATCTTTACTTATTAAGTAAGTAACTATACCATCAGCAACTGCCTTAACAATAGCATGAGAATTACCGTCAGTATCTTTAACAGAAATACTCTCTAGGTTTGTTTGATTGGCACCGCTAACTGCTTGTGGACCAACTAATGTAAAACTAGTACCGTTCCATGCTTTTAACTGCTTCGTTGTAGTATCAAACCAAAAATCACCTGTGTTAAGCGTAGTGGTCGGTGAAACTGCACTGACATATGACCCACCAGTAGTTCTCCATTTATCTGCATCTGAGATAGATGGATCATAGAATTTTAATTTTTTGTTATTACTATCATACCAAATTTGTCCAGCAACTGGATTACTTGGAGCACTTCCGTTAGCAAAATTTTCTAAAAGATAAAGGAAATTTTCATTCTGTATACCGCCATATCCGGCAAAATTCTTACCTACAAATGTTAAAGATGTAGCACTTTGATCAGTAGCACCGTCTTCGACGGTCACTAATGGTGCTCTATTATATCGATTTAATTGATATGGCATACTATTGGCTCCTAAATCATGTCTATAAGCTATTTATCAAACACTGCTAATTAAATCTGTTGCAAAGGTCCAAGCACCATTTGTAATAACAAATCGCTTGTTATATCTAGTAATAACTGCTCCATTTATATGTTGATAGTGAACAAATGCTCCTTGCCCATCTAAATAGAGTGAAGTACTAGCAATATCATTTAATATTAAAATTGTTTTTGCATTTATATTACTGAGTATATCATTATCAATTAATGTAAGTACAAATGGTTTTGTTAATGTTCTACCGTCAACTTCAAAATCTCCTCTAATCCTAGCGTTACCATTAACATCAAGAACTTTTTGAGGATTATCTGTTAATATACCGATATGTCCAGCACTAGCATTAATATAAATGTTTGAATTAGTACCACTAGCATTAGTAGTCCTAATAGAAACATCGCCATTTTGTCTAGAATTTTCTATCTGTAAAGCAAATCCAGAAAGTTTAATTTTAATATTTGATGTAGATCCAAGTGTTAGTCCATTATTAGAAACAATTGAAAGTGGAACACTCATCGTAGATCCAACATTTCCATTACTGTTGTCTCTTACCAAATAACTTGCAGCATTTAGTCCTCCAAGTTGTTGAGAATTAGATACTGTTATGTTGAATAAATTTGAAACTGCTGAGCTTGAAGTATATCCTTTTACTATAGTAGTAAATCCAGTAATAACTGGAACTGGATCAAACTCTGACGACGAATAAATTCCAAGAAGAGAATTATTAACAAATAATTGTAAAGTTGGTTTAGAATTACCAAAACTGTCATAAAGTGTTTCAGCAATAAATCCAGTTTTACCTTGGCTATGTGTCCATATTGGTCCGGCCAATGTTAAAGCCGAGCCGTCATAGAAATAAAGCTGTTTGTCTTTGCTATTAATCCAAAAATCTCCAGTTACAAAACTAGTAGGTTCCTCAGGACTAACGACCGGAGCACCAGTAGCTCTCCACCCAGTGACGTTTCCGGTATACACTTGTAATCTAGATTCAGCTGTATTATACCATAGTTGACCTGTCATTGGTTTACCAGGAGGCAGCGAATTAGAAAAATTTTCTAAAAGATGTACAAGATCACCGTTTAGAGCTTCACCAAACATTGTGGAATTTTTTCCAATTAATTTAAGATCAGTAGTATCATCAATTGTACCATCTAGAATATCAACTAATTTTGTTCCATCGGATTTATTAATAGTATATGTCATTAGATAATTACCCCTGAATAGATTATATAGTTAATAGATATATATGGATTCATTAAACTTACAGCATTACCAATTGGTTGATTTGTTTTAATGTTACCAGTAGTTGATATGTATTGACTTTGATCTGCGCCAGTTGGACCTTTTCCGAGGAAAGTATCGTCATCAGTAGGAACTACAGATGTATTATTAATTGCATAATATTGTCCACCAGTTGACCCACTTAAATCATGTTTATGATCAGGTATCTGAGTAATATCAAGAGTAGTTTGTTCTTGTCCAGCAACTTGCCCTAATACACTAGCAGTTGAGGCATTTACTCTACCAGCTGAACCGCCGCCGCTATCAATAAGACTTATAGCATTAGTAACAGTTTTATCTGGGACTTTATCACCATTATCCATATTATCAAGACCTAGCGGGAATCTTCCTCTTAAATCTGGAATTTTGAATGTACCTGAACCGACTAATAAATTAGTATTAGGAGTATATATGTATCCGATAACATTATATAAATCTTGATATACACCAATTAATTTTTCACTGCCATCACATAACAAATACCCTGGAGGAATCGCTGCGCCAGCAAATGGAAAAATAGCTCCAACTGGAACTACTGGCAAATTACTTACAAAATCTTTTTTAGTTGTTTTGTATACACCAGACGGAGCACCGCCTTCAACAAATGGTCTATTAATTATTATTTCATCAGTATTTGCTGTTGAGGTAGTAGAATTTTGATTAGTTATAAATTCTGGAGATATACTTGTAGTAAATATCTTATCAGTAGATGTAGTAGCAGTACCAGTTCCTGTTCCGGCACCAGTTGCTGCAAAAATCAATCCAATAGTATTTGATGCAGCACCAATTAATGTAAAATTAGTAGGGTTAGCCCCATTACTAAGAGAAGTAATCTTGTATTGTTGACCATTAACAAATGCACCTGCTGAAACAAGTGTTGCTGACCCATCAAAACTAATTCCAGGACTAGTTACATCTCCAGTCATTCTAAATACAGTGCTAGATATCAAACTGCTTGCAGTACCTGTAACACTGCCAACTACACTACCTGTAACATTTCCAATTAACGATCCATTAAATGTAGTAGCGTAAATGTTTCTATACTTTAAATTATTAACAGGAGCTACTAAATCAACTGAGCCAATATCAACTGTATTATTAGTTATTGGAAGTATATTTGAACTATTGATGGTAGAGGAAGCAAATATTTCTCCCAAAGTTCTTAATTTCTTTTTAACAACTATTCCCCCATCAACTATTAGTGCGCCTGTTGCTATATTGATAGTATCAGTAGTATCTGTAATTTTAACTTGTTCGGTAAAGCTACCTGTACCTTTAACAGATAATGTTTCTGTTGGAGCTAGGTTATTTGATCCAATACCAATCCGTCCACTAGTAGCATCTAAACTTATTAGTGTAGTTTCAACGTGTGCGCCTGCTCCGACATTAAGTCTTATATCAAATCTGGAACCCGGTGTAGAGTAATATAATACTCCAGTTTGTTCGGTTATGCGAAGTTGTAATTGTGAATCTCCGCCTACATTTAATCCAGAATCACTTTTAACAGTTAATATTTGAGTAGTTATATTAGGAACATCTGCTCTAAGAAAACTAGCAGCAGGAATAATTGAACCGCCAATAATAAGATTTTCTGCTTTCTCACTTACACCCCAAAATTTATTAGAATTACTACTAAGATTTATACCTACCTTAATATTTTCAAAACCTGATATTCCAGACTGAGGAGTAAATTCTGAATTACTTAATATAGAAACTACCTTATCATCAACATAATTTATTAGGACAGTATGTTCAGTTTGTAATGTAGTCGAATCTTTAATTTTTTCAGGTTTAGCACCAGTCTGAAGACCGCTACTAAATGTTGGACCAACTAGAATCCAATTAGCTCCATTGTAAAGATATAACTGTTGATTTGCAGTATCAACCCAAATATCACCTAGAATACTACCGCCAATATCGGGCTGGCTAGATCCTTTCTTTAGTGATCCGGAAGATTTCCAATTAGTACCGTCATAAACTTTTAAAGACTCTACTCCTGGAGAACTATCATACCATAACTGTCCTTCAACAGGATTAGGTGGCGGAGTCATTTTGGCAAAATTTTCTAATAGGTGTAAGAAATTTTCAGCAATAGTAACCGCATATCCTTTTTGATTTCTCCCAGGAAATTTTAAACTTGTGGCCGTATTAATAGTATTATCATTAACTATAATATTACCATTATTTGTTTGATCTGTAAAATTAACTGTGTAAGCCATTATCCATTAAACCCCGATAAGCTCTGTATGCGAACTGTATAATCTATCTGTATCAACCTGTTTAAGCTTTTCTGTACAGGATGGAACATAACATGAGTTAATAATTTTCCTTCGTTATCAATCGCAGTTGAATCGTATCCTCTAAGGCCCAATTCATCAAATACATAATCACCAGTATTAGTAGCATTATCAAACGCTTCTTGTCCAGAGGGTTCACCATAATCAAGCAAACAAGATACAATAATATCTGTATACGTAGCACCAGTAACGTGGACAGTATCTATTTTGTTACGTGTGGGATCAGTATTGGCTACACTACGATTATCTATCACTTTCTTATATGTCTCATTATAAAGTGTGCTATTAGTTCCTACACTATTTGGAGTTAAGTAAGTAATAACACCAGTAGGATCAACTATAGTTCCACCATTTCCAAATACCATCTGATAAATCATTCCTTGTCCAGTATTAGCAAGACTGTGTGCTAAAGCTACACTCATATTTTCATAATGTATAGCATTACGCTTATTGATATAGACTTGTCCTGACTCTGGGTCAAATATTTTAATATGTCCCTCTATATGGAAAGGTCCAGTTTCATTAGGTTGTGTCTTCATATCTTTATCCTGATCCTTGGGTTTTTTAGGTGTGTTGTCTGATGTCTTCATAATCTTTACTCTCTTATTTATTTAGGTAAATCTACCTGCTTACTGTTCAAGAATCTAGCAATATCAGTAGTGCTATAAACTAATGGTCCGGTTTCGTTTGGTTTCTGCCATTTTTTACCTTGTTTTGATATAATTAATACCATTTCTCCAGGATTTGGCGCTACTGTTAATCTTACTGATTTACTAACACCGTCTACTGAAAATTCTGCTTCAATTTGTTTATCACCAGCACCTAAATAACTATCTTGACCTTTATTTTGATCATAGATAAATGTAGGAGTCTTAACTAGTCGACGTCCAGCAACATACACTTCAATAGAATCGCATTGACCAAAATCTGACGGAATAGTTTTTCTGTACCATACAGGATTAATAGATTTTGTAGGAATAAAATCAAAATCAAATATTTGACTCGTTCCGTCTCCGTACGCTGTTCTCTTAACTTCAGTATCAACATAAGGTATAGTTAACTTAGCTCCAAAATCATAAACTTCAGTTCCGGCTGGGACTGAAATACCAACGCTAGTGCCTAATGTACCTCTACGCAACTGACTAAGTGTATTTCCGTTCTTTATAAAATATTCAATACGTTCACCGTTAATTTCAATAATTCCAGGAAGCTTAGTATCTGTTGTTTGATCATTAATAACTGTAGTTAATATTGATCCGTCAGTTACTATTATGCTAGTATCTGTTATATTAAAATCTTGAGCTAGCGTTGTTATCTTTGTTTTATCCAATACTTTATAAGCTGTTCGATTTAACATATCTTTAAATATTTTAAATCCAAAACTAGGACGAACTGTTTGATCAGATGTTGTAATAATTTCGATATAATCACTGCTAGTTAAAATATCAGGTAATGTAACTCTAACTTGTTTTCTATTATCTAATACAACGAAATCAATATTAGGTGATAAGAATTTATGATTTAATATTACAAAAACTCCGCTAGTGTTTGATACTGTTCTAGGTAAATCAAATATACCACTAGTATTAAATGATGCAGTCATTAAATCGTATCTATTAGAATCATATCCAAGTAAATCATACCCAGTAGTAAAAGTAAATCCTTTATTAACTCTTTTAATTTTTATAATATCATGATTAGTAAATGTAGTTACTGTTATATTATTTTTTCTAACAATATCATAATTTCCACTAAGAATTAATTGATTATCTATTATTTGATAATCATTTCTTTTAATAATTTCTACAATAATCTCATTACCGTTAACTGCTACATTTGTCGCTAACGATATAGAGTTTTGAGAAGAATCTAATAAGAAATCTTGTGTTGGAATTAACATCTTTCCGTTAATATATACATTAATATCTGATTGACTTAACATATATGGCATATATCTAGGATCAATTATTTGTAAATCAGATCCACTATATACAAAATTCTTATAATCAGGAGCTGATAAATATTCTCCATCAATCACAACAAGAACACTTGCCGATAATGGTAGAAGATTTGCAGGAACTGTTGTTAGATTATATATTTTTTGACCAGCAACTATCGGAATATGCTCATTTATAACTTTGCTATATTTTTGTATGCTTCCGGAAAAAATAACTATTTGAATAATTGAATCTATTGGAGGTGGTTCGTTAAGTTGTATTGCAACATTACCTGAAATAGATTTAACTGATGATCCTGTTTCGATACCGTCAATTGTTATAAAGACAGTAAAATTATCTTTAGAATATTTTGCAGCTGTTAAAAATTCTATAGTCTCACCATCACTAACATATGTTTTTTGATCTAATATATCATATCCTGCCGTATCAAATATAATAATGACAATCTTTAATCCTTCATTTGGAATATCATTAAGTATAATTTTTTTATTCATATAGTTAATTGAAAATTCAACAGGAATATTATTAACTAATACTATTATACCATCAATTACTCCAGGAAGATGTGTAATTGAATATTCAGTAGTGATTCCATCGCTTGTATAATTGTTAACGTAAACATTAGGACCGCCTGATGAAGGAGTATGATAAACTTTAATATCTAAAGTATCAAATACTTGACCTTGTACAAGTTCTTCAGGTCCATGACTTGTATCTGTTGTAATAAATCCATCGCCATCGATAATTATGTCTTCAGGATTAATACCAGTTGCTGAAGAATAACTAAATGCTCCACCAGATACTAACGAATCTACTAAGCTCCTATCAGAAGGTAATATAGATCCATCGCTAGTACTCTTACGGAAATTTAACATATCGTTGTTAGCTAATGATATTATATTTGGAATAGTTATAGTTTGATTGATACCATTACCTATAAAAGAATTTAATTTTACATTATCATCTATTCTAACATTATTTTTATAGATATTAATTGTTTCTCCAATTGCTGGAACATATGGAAGTGTAAAGTTTCTAGTGGTACCATTAGAAATTTCCATGTAATCATCATTACTAGAAATAACATTATCCCATGAAGTTACATCCCATGGAAGAACATCCCAGCCACCGCCTATTTCAAAATCAATACTAGTAACAGTAACACCGCTATAATCAATGCCAGTCATTAACTGAGCAAGATCTTTACCATATTGTCCAGCAGTCGGTGAGTAAGCATAATCAATTCTATCAGCTGCTGAATACAATTTAATATTTTTATTATAGGTTATTTCTATGTTTCGAATACCTGTACGTGGTGGTTGAGAAAATATAATATATCCCTCTAACGCTGTATAGGTATCATGATCTGCATTTATAATAGATATTTCATATTGAGATCCATAATATTCAATGTTATCAACAAATATTGTAAATTTATGTTTTAGAGGTTCAGGTGCAAATGTTAATTTAAACTTAAATTGGGTTCCTGTTCCATTAAAATAATCAGTATGTTTAAAATCATTTACTACATACGAATTAGTATAACGATCAAACTTCATAGCGATATGATTAGTTCGAACTAGGCTATTTCCGATCCTAGCATATGCTCTAGCTCTAGTACTTTCAACATTACCGTTTCCGCCACTTATTAAAATAGTAGGAGTACTAGTATATCCATAACCCGGATCATCTATAACTATTTTGTATACACTTCCATTAGCAATGTAAGCAGAAGCTTTTGCACCTGTTCCATTTCCAGTTATGATTACCATTGGAGTAGTTGTATAGTTTTTTCCACCATCCATTAATATTATATCACTTAGATTATATGTATGATGATCTAACCAACTTTTCCAAGGATATGTATTAATGTTATTAGATAGAAGAGTAGTTCTTTCAATCCTATCTGATTTAGGATCATTATTATAATAAGAAGGTAAATCAAAATCAGTAATTCCTAAATCTGATTCTTCTAATCGTTGATAAGAGCTAACCCATTCACGGATTTTAGATCTATAAGGTTTAGCCTCATCTAAGAATGACTCATAACTATCTACTTCGTCGCTTTGAAAAGTTATTCTCTTTCTAAGAGTTCCAACATTATGATTAATTTTTAAGAAACTAGTTTTAAAGCACCAATCCGTATATAGCTGTTCACTTAATACATAATATACACTATTAAAAAATGTTTTTACATATTCTTCTCTTAGTTTATTATTTTTATCAGTTAATATATCATCCCTTAATGTTTCTAGTATTATTCTTAATTCAGCAGTTGAATTTTGATCATAAAAATTTAAATCAAAACTAAAATTAGTATCAAATCCTAACTGTTGATTTAAATTATAAATTTTATTAGAAAATTCTATAGTTCCATTTTGCTTTCCAACTACCTTATAATCGTTTGTAAAATCTGAACTATAAGTATTATCAACTCTTTGTAATAATAACCAGTTTCCATAACCAACATTATTAATCTTAACAATATCTCCAATTCTAGATTGAAGACCATTAAGATCGACCGTTCTTTCTAGTTGATAGTTAATATCAGCTGATAGTCCATAACCGGTAGCATACCAATCCTTATAAGACCAATAGCGTCTTACATCATATGCTTGAGTTTTAGTTCTATTCCATTCTTGGGTTACAGGGTTATATGTTTGTATACTCCAGGCATTGTTAGCTTCTTCGTCATTTCTAACTAATACAGTATATGCTCTTACAACTATTTTTGTATCAGCATCATATCTCATACCAGATTTAATAATATTTGCTTCAATAATACGACCTTGCTCATCTATTACTGTTTGAACGAAACCACCGGTTCCTACTCCGATTATGTTAACTATTGGACCATACCAACTAATAGCGTTACCTTGGTCATCAATAGCATATGATTTATTACGGCCGTATCCGTATCCAGTATCTTCTATAAAGACATTATCTAACTTTCCGTTGATAACTTGTAATACTAATTTTGCTGTTTTAAGTCTTAGAGTTCCAACAAATTTTAACTCATATAGCACATCAACAATCTCATCAATTTCTCCAGAATTTAATGTTGGCTGTGGATCATTCTTGTTTAATTTAGAAAAATCAACATTATCAACAATAATTTGTTTTGCTAGAACAGAATTTACATATGTAAATAATTGCTTCAGTGCTTCAAATCTATTAATAAACCATGATTGTCTCGGGCTAGTAAGATTACCATAACGTTGCTTTTGATTAAGTTTCATATCAGGTAATGATTGACCTAAGATATTAGAACCGATCAAACTATCAAACCATTTAGTCTCAATCGTATGAGGAATAATTGCATTAGGATCATTTTTAGCTATTAGAATATATTCTCTATGTGTTAATAGTTCCGTATTCTCAACTTCATAGAATTGAAGATTTATAGATACATCACTATCGACTAACTTGCTTCCAATGTTTGTTA